TAGCTACTATGGCTGAGAAGCATGCTCAAGAATTAGCTAAGGGTCAGATAGAGGTCAACAAGACTGAAGCAGCACACAAGAGTTTATTTGTGGCTGGCTGGCGACCCGCTATAGGCTGGATATGTGGGCTAGCCTTACTCTATTCTACTATCCTAGCTCCAATACTAGGCATCTGGTTTACTGTCCCACCTGTTGATAGCTCATTACTCACAAGTGTACTGATGGGTATGTTAGGCTTAGGTGCTATGCGTACAGTAGAAAAGACTAAGAACGTACAGAGAGAACGATAATGGATTTTAATATTAATCTTGATGGCTTGGATTTTGGTAATTTTGATTTTACTGATTTTGCAAGCTCTTTAGATTTTAATCTTGAAGATGACATTCTTAATGCTTCTTTGTCAGGCAAGCGCGCAGAACCTTATTACTCAGATTATGAATATTCTAATGCTCCTTTACAAAAGCAAGAATGGTTTAAACCTAAATATAAAAACATACTAAATAGTTTTTTTGAAGGACAGGCTCAGTCTATTGGTGCAGCGTTTACGGCTGACAATGCTCGAATGGCGGTCTGGCATGATGCTCAAAAGGCTTTAAATTCTGGAGCAGACCCAGATAAAGTTTTTAATGCTTTACGAACAGCAGGTAATAAATCTGAAGCTAAATTGATTGAAGAAAATATAACAAATAAAAGAAAACTTGCAGGGAAAAAAGTAGGGTCAACAGGACAGTTTGAATCTTTAGTAGTGGATTCTGCAAGAGAAAATTTAAATACTTTTAATTCAAATTTAAGAAGCACTCTACAATCAAATCCTGATTCTTTTAATTCACAATTTAATGCTCTACCTACAAACGGTAAACTTAGCTTTTTACATCACCAATATAAACAAGGGGATTTACCTAAAGACAAATACGAAGAGGCTTATATAGCCACTGTTAATAGTGCGTATGATCCTGATGCGCGTAATACTCCTGTGTTTGTTGAAGTAGAAGGTAAAGTATATTTAAACCCTAACCCTAGGCAAACTAACAAAACAGCAGATGAATTGTTAGAGCCTGACTTTTATAATGTAGACAAGTGGAGCGCAGCAGGCGGTTCTGAAAACGCTATAGGTGTTCGTATTACAGGCGAGCGTACAGACGATTTTGATGCTTCTGGTTTTGGTAAGTTTTTACAAGACTTTTCTGTGTTTAGAGCGCCACTTGCTTTAGTTACTGGGGGTCTTTCAGAAGCAATTATTTCTGGTGTTGCTGGTTTATCAGGAGAAACACTACACGCTGGAGATTGGTTAAACTTAGCGGCAGCGGGTTATGATTTAGCAAACACGCCAGAAACTGTACCTACTGAGCCTGACATTTTTGACCCTATAGATGATGGAATAGCAACTATAGATTTAGATGGCGTTCCGCTAGACATTACTGCTGGTGGTAGTGTTTTTGATTCTTTTGATGAAGACGAGCAACCAGAAATTGAAATCATAGAGACTGCACCGTCTCAAGTAGAAACCATACAAGAACTACCTGATGCTCCTGAAGCTGAACAAGAGCCTATAGAAGCTGACCCTATTGACGAAGTAATAACACAGCCTACACTGCCTGAAGTTGTAGAACAAAAAGAAGCAGCAGCAGGCTCTGGACAAGAAGATATATTACTCAGACAAACCTATGAAGCTGTCCTTGAAGGTTCTGTTCCTATAGAAGAATACATACGTATGGGTGGGCGCTTTGTCGATGAATTAAGAGCAAACACGCCTTATGAAGAAGTATATGCACCGTATGAAGAGCCTGTAGTTGGGGGAGAACCTGTAGAACTAGACGAGACAGGCGAACCAGTACAGGAAGACGATGACATATTTATTCCTGATATTGATTTTTTTGAAAACATAGAAGAATCAGCTTTTGATGTAGGCACTGGTGACGGTACAGGCACAGGATATGGCACAGGCACTGGCGAAGGCACTGGCGAAGGTGACGGTACAGGTGAAGGCACAGGCACTGGAGCAGACACAGGGCTAGGTTTTGGTAGCGCAACACGCACCACAGACTCTTTGTTTGGAGACATGTTGCAGTTAAAGACTCAAGTAGGTTCTACACAGGAACGCCTAAGACCTTTTAGCATGGCTCCTGTGCCTTCTATTATGCGATATGATGTACCACCCGTAGACCCTATACAACAATTTTTACAACAACAAGAAACACAACGGTTACGCAATAAGCCACAAGGCATGTTGACTAATGCTGAAATTTTAAAAAGGTTCCCATACTAATGACTTACTTACAACTTGTTAATAGCGTATTACGCAGACTGCGGGAGGACGAAGTAACCACTGTTGGTCAGACTTCTTACTCTAAACTTATTGGTGAGTTTGTCAACGATGCTAAACGTACCGTAGAAGACTCCTACGATTGGACTGCTCTCCGTACTACACTGACTGTTTCAACCACAACAGACACGTTTAACTATGTGCTGACTGGTTCTCAGAACAGGATGAAGCTGCTAGACGTTATAAATGACACCTCAGACTTTTTTATGCAGTATCGTGCCTCACGCTGGATGGACAATGCTTTTTTGATTGAGACCCCGCCTATTGGTTCTCCACAGTTCTACAGCTTCAACGGTGTAGACGCTAACGGTGACAATGCTGTTGATGTCTACCCTAAGCCTAGCGGAGTGTTTCAGTTACGTTTTAACGTGGTGTTACGCACAGCAGACTTTACAGAAGACGCAGAGAACATGCTAATACCTTCCTCTCCTGTTATACAAATGGCTACCGCATTAGGTGCTAGAGAGCGTGGTGAGACACAAGGCACTAGCGCAGCAGAGTTATTTGCACTGGCAGATAACACCTTGGCAGATGCTATTGCTATTGACGCTGCTCAACATCCTGAAGAAACTATTTGGTATTCGTAAATGGCACAACAACTACAAAACATTACAGTAGCTGCACCAGGGTTTTTTGGTCTTAACACACAGGATTCTCCAGTAGGCGGTAATCCCTCGTTTGCCTCTGTTGCAGATAATTGTGTTATTGACCAACTAGGCCGCATTGGTGCGCGTAAAGGCTGGGAAGCTGTTTCTACCAATGGCGGTGCTGTGTTAGGTAGTAGCCGTGGTATTGAGACTGTGTACGAGTACAATGACAGGTCTGGCGATAAGGTTGTTTTGTCAGCAGGTAACAATAAAGTATTCAAAGGTACTACAACCTTAACAGACATTACTCCTAGCGGCTATACACCTACCGCTAACAACTGGAAAGTAGTAGCACTGAACAATCATGTATACATGTTTCAACAAGACCATGAGCCATTGATAGGAACAGACGAGTCAGGCTCTTTTGTATTAGAAACTATGTCAGGTCACAGTCACAGCACAGGCACTGCACCAGAGGGCAACGAAGTCTTAGCGGCCTACGGTAAGTTGTTTGTAGCTGGCGTTACAGGCGATAAGCACACTGTCTATTGGTCTGACACGCTTAACGGCCATGCTTGGACAGGAGGCGTTTCAGGCTCGTTAGACGTTACTTTGGTATGGCCTACAGGCTCTGACGAGATAGTGGCTCTAGCGGCCCACAATGGATTCCTAATCATCTTTGGTAAGAATTCTATACTTGTGTACTCTGGTGCAGACTCTCCTGCCTCTATGACGCTTACAGACACCATAGAAGGCGTTGGCTGTATAGCCCGTGACTCAGTACAGCATACAGGCACTGACATTATATTCTTGTCAGACGCTGGTGTACGCAGCTTTGGTAGGACTATACAAGAGAAGTCCATGCCTATGCGTGACATTAGCAAGAATGTACGCACTGACTTATTAAGCCTTGTGTCTTTACAGGTAAACCCTATTAAGTCTCTCTACAGTTCTGACAATGCTTTCTACTTGTTGACGCTACCAGATAGCAACACTGTGTATTGTTTTGATATGCGAACTCCTTTAGAAGATGGTTCTCACCGTGCTACTACTTGGTCTAGCATGTATCCTTTGTCGTTTGCTGTGTTAGAGGACGGTAAGATATATATTGGTATCTCTAGCGGAATAGTAGAGTACAAAGGATTTATAGATGGTGCTGTTAAGTATGAGTTGAGATACTTTAGCAATGCTATGGACTTTGGTAACACTTCTAATCTGAAGTTCTTGAAGAAGTTTAACTTAACTATTATTGGTGGAAAGAACACACCCACTACATTGAACTGGGGCTATGACTACACAGCAAATTACACTAAACAAGCGTTTATATTCGGCTCTAGTAACACTGGCGAGTATGGTGTTTCTGAGTATAACACTACAGCAGAGTACACCGCCTCTATTCTAATCAACACGCCAAAGGTTAATACTAGCGGCAGTGGTGAGGTAGTAACTATTGGTATCGAAGCAGAAGTAAACGGTGCTGCATTTTCTATTCAAAAAATTGACATACACGCTCTATTAGGGAGACTTATCTAATGTCTGATTATACAAAGACAACTAACTTTGCTACAAAGGATTCTCTTCCTTCTGGTAATGCTGCTAAGATTGTGAGAGGCACAGAGAT